TGCGGAAAATAAATTAAAAGAAATAATTAATAATTTAGAAAAAAAAGAAATAATTATTAATTATAATAATTATGAAAATAAAATAAATTTAAATGAATTAGAAATTAATTATAATATTAATGATGCAATAAATAATGCATGTGAAATTGGAAGAAAAAATAATATTTTTATTAATAATTTTGAAATATTAAAAACAATAATATTAAAAAATAATATTAAATTAGAAATTAATTATGATGAAAAATTATTAGATTCAAAAATAGATTCTATTAATGCAAATCTTCCAGGATTAGTTCAAGAATATAATTATTATGTTGAGGATAATAATTTAATTATAATTAAGGGAAAAGATGGAATAATAATTGATAAAGAAAAATTAAAAGAAAAAATAAATAATGAAATAAATAATTTAAACTCAGATACAATAAATATCGAGCTTCCAATTATTAATAAAAAAGCAGATGGAATTAATTTGAAAAAAATTCATGATGAAATATATAAACAGGCGCAAGATGCATATATTACACAAAATCCTTTAACAGTACATCCAAATGTAAATGGAGTAGATTTTGCAATATCTATTGAAGAGGCAGAAGAATTATTAAAGGAAGAAAAAGAGGAATATATAATTCCTTTGAAAATTACAGTTGCAGAAAAAACTGTAAGTGATTTAGGAGAAGATGCTTTTCCAAATACATTAGGAAATTTTACAACGAGATATGATGCAAGTAATAAAAATAGAAGTAATAATATTTATTTAGCTTCAGAAAAAATAAATGGAACTATAATAATGCCAGGAGAGACTTTCTCATATAACCAGGTTGTAGGAAAAAGAACAATAGATGCAGGCTATAAGGAAGCAGGTGCATATGCTGGAGGAAAGGTAATTCAGGAAATTGGTGGAGGCATTTGTCAAGTATCATCTACTTTATATAATGCGGTATTATATGCTGATTTGGAGATTGTAGAAAGAAGTAATCATTATTTTGAAACATCATATGTGACGGCTGGAAGAGATGCAACGGTATCGTGGGGAACAGTTGATTTTAAATTTAAAAACAATAGAACTTATCCAATAAAAATTGAAGCAGTTGCGAAAAATGGTATTAATAAAATATCAATATTAGGAATAAAAGAGGAAAAAGAATATGAAATTGTGATACAGTCAAAAGTTACTTCAATAATTGAACAGGAGATAAAATATGAAAATGACTATTCTATACCATATGGAGAAGAAGTTGTTGAACAACAAGGTCACAATGGTTGTACTAGCAAAACATATATAATAAAAAAATTAAATGGAGCTACAGTATCAACTGAAGAAATAACATCCGATTATTATCACGCATTAGATAAAATAATAAAAAAAGGAATGAAACGATAAAATTAATAAGTATTTTTTGCGAAAATGCAAATAAATACTTATTTTTTTATTGACAAAATAAATATGAAGTGTTACAATTAGAATTGTGCATGTATCATGGATTTTATATTACCTAAAAGATTGTACAGTGCATAAATAATATGATATATGCACCATTAGCTCAGCTGGTAGAGCAACTGACTCTTAATCAGGAGGTCCGCGGTTCGATCCCGCGATGGTGCACCAAAAATTAAAGAAGTACTAAAAAGTGCTTCTTTATTTTTTTAGAAAATAATATTTTAATATAGCAAAAAAACTATTTTAGAAATCAATAATTATCATTAATATATTTTCATAAGAAATTAAAATAGTATTATAATTAAAAAAATGTATAGTAAAAAATTAATTGTAAATTAAAAACAATTAATTATAAATTTAAAATAATTAATTATAAATTTAAAATAATTAATTATAAATTAAAATTATTATTATAAATAAAAAATAATTATTATAAATAAAATAATAATTAATTGTAAATTTAAGAAGTAATTAATAAGGAATAAAAAATAATTTAAATTCGAGATTATATTTGATAATTTTATAAAAATAAAACCACATTTAAAATAAATAAGTATAAATTATGGTGTAATTTTTTATTTTTAAATAACAAAAGTTAGAAGAAAAGTATAAGTGACAAAGGTGAACATAAAAAAGAAAAGTGAAATTGAAATGATTAACTTTGATGTTATAAAATTGAAAATTAAAAATGAGAGAAAGTGAAAAATAATTAAACGATTCATTTTAAAACTAAAGACAGATTGTAAATATACTATAAAAAAATTACAAAGAAAAAAAAAAAAGATGAACAATATTAAGCAAGGGAAATAGGCAATTGCTAAAAATCTTAAAGATCAGACTAGAAATTTTTGGGAGTAGACATAATACAAAACAAGAAGATTTCATGGAAACATAATAAAAACATAAGATAGCAGGCCTATTTTGAAATTGTAAATTAATGGCAAAATAAATAGCACAAATTAGATAAGAAAATATGTTATTCAAAATATATAAAAGTTTTAAATATGCCTTTTATGAAATATTTTATTTAAAAATAATATTATCTTTTATCTATAGAATGATAAAATAAATTAATAATAAAATTAAAATTAAAAGTTAAGAATAAAAAATAATTTAATAATATTATTTGTAGATTTAAAGTTAATTTTTTTATTAATAATTTTTTTATAAGTTTTTAGTATTAATTTAAATTTTTAATAAAATAATTTTAAATATTTATTTTATATTATCTTTTTATATAAGAAATAAATATATTAAAATAAAATTAATTTTAATAAATATTAAAAAAAAATAA